CCGCTTCGAGCGTTGCTTTGCTCGGAAAAACCCATATAACGGGCATTGGTACATATCTGTGATTATGTATCGGGCGACAGCGGAAATGCCGCCGTGGACGCTCGATGATTGGGGGGTGTATGAGTAGCAATAACAAAAAAATTCGGAGGTATAAAAAATGATAATTGCAGGAGAGGGCTCAAAAACAATGAGCGAGAGCGAAGAGCAAATATGCCTTTTTCGGTGGGCACAATGGGCTTGCGGCAAATATCCCGAGCTTAAATTGCTGTTCCACGTCCCGAATGAGGGGAAAAGAAGCGTCTATACGGGAGCACGTATGCGTTCGGAAGGACTAAGAGCCGGTGTCCCGGACATCTGCTTACCCGTGGCAAAAAAAAGATATCACGGTTTGTTTGTCGAAATGAAAGTAGGAAAAAACAAGCCGACCGCAAATCAAATTGAATGGCTTTCGTCTCTCGAAGAACAAGGATATATGACGGCCATATGTTACGGCTGGGAAGCCGCGAAAGCCGTTATTGAAAATTATCTCAAGTAAAAAGGGTGGGGAAAATGATACACGAACTAAAAATCAAGCCTCAATATTACGAAGATATTAAAATCGGCCTTAAACCATTCGAAATAAGAAAAAACGACCGAGATTTCAAGCTCGGTGACATCCTTATTTTGAATGAATATGACAGCGGAGCGGGAACATACAGCGGCCGAGCCCTCACAGTAAGGGTTACATATCTGTTGAATGATCCCGAATATTGCAAAGAAGGTTATGTAATTCTCGGGATCATCCCGGTAGGAGAACGCCATGGATAAGATTTTGTATTACGTCATAGCAATTTTTTTGATAATATCGGCCGTTGTGTTTTCAGCCGTCGCAATTAAAGCCATCATCAATTTTATCGTTTTTATCGCCGCGGCGGTAATAATGAATTAAGGAGCAAAAGTTATGAACAACAATATTTTACGCGCTATTGAGTCTCTTTGCGACGATATAGCCACCAACACAAACGCAAAGGACAATCAAAAGAGAGCAAATGCAGTTTTAGCTCTTGCTTTCGCCGGGGAATTTACGCCCGAGGAAAGCGAAGAGGACTACACCGAGGACGACTCCGCAGCGGGAGCGGAAAAAGATAAAATCAAAATTCCGAAACCCGGCGAGCAATTCGAGTATAACGGCGTTAAGTTTACCGCTCTCGGAGAGGAGCAGGGCGGCGTGCTTGCCATTGTTTCGGAGTTGCTTTTGCAGAGAATGCCGTTTGACGAAAGCCGTAAAAACGACTGGCGCACCTCCTCGCTTCGTAAACATCTTAACGGAGAGTATCTTGAACA